AATTTTCCAATTGCTTCTACACCTAATTTTTCTTGGAGTTTTTTTACGTCAGCTCCTTCTGACCCAACTTTTAGTACCATAATTTTTGATTTTCCTATAAATAGTAAATTCTCAGACAAAGTAAAGATTTTATTATAAAAAAAACCTCAGTTCGTGAATTTTGAGATACTTATTAGAAAAAGGGAATTATGGGATACACAAGAGAACAGGTCGAGGCTGCCGTCAAAGCCAAAGGTTATGTTTACTTTGAAGACACAAACAACAAAGGGTTCGATGTAAACATTGTAGGTATAAGAAATGCTGCTACCGGTCAAAAGGTAACAAATGCGTTTGATGACTTATTAACAATAAGTTATAAAGATGAAACAGGTGCGTGGAAATATCACGAATGGCCAGCAACCACAGATCCTGGAAAAAAAGGTGTAATGGAATATCACAACGCCGCAGGAGTTGCTAGACTTGTTGAAGGACAATACAGAGGTTCACACGGAATCGGTCTTCATCAAGGAAAGTACGAAGCATTAAAACAAGCAAAAAATGTTAAAGTTTATCGTGACCCAAATCGTGATTTAACTTATGACGAAACAAAAATTGCTGAGGGTGTATTTGGTATTAACATTCACAAAGCTGGCGCTGATTCAACTTATGTAGAAAATTGGAGTGAAGGATGTCAAGTTTTCAAAAGATCCGCAGACTTTGAAGCGTTTATGAAAATCTGTAGAAAGGCTAGAGATACTCACGGAAACTCTTTTACTTACACATTGATTGAATCAACAGACATAAAATAAAAACTAAAACTTAAGAACCACGTAAATGAAACAATTCAAAAGTCTGTTATTCGGACTTTTATTCTTTTTACCATTCATTGGTAAAGCTCAAGTACCCGCAGCACCATCAAACGGATTGTGGGGTATCATTGCAGCCCAATATCAAGTTGGGACAACAGCACAAGGCACAACAAACGCAAAGATTACATTACAAAACACAACCCTTACAAAATTTGCAGGGGTACAGTTTAGAGTATTCTACGATAATGTAGCGTTTACAAATGCAACCGTATCTCTTATCGGATCATCAACAAACTTAGACCTTCAGTTTATCACCAACACAACAAATGGATACATTACCATTACTTTGGTTTATACAGGTCCAAGTGCGACTTACACGATTCCAAATGGTGAGAGATTTCTAATTACCTTTACTCACGCACCAGCGGCAACATTTAATAACTTGGCGTCTATCTCCAACTTAACTTGGACGGGACCTCAGTCTTTTACACCATATGCCGCTAAACAAGATGGTATGGACACAACATTAAGTGTCCATAACTATGGTGGTGTGTTTACTCCTGTGAACTTTGCTTATCATGGAACGTTCACAAACGTTACAGGTTCTCCTGCCAAATATCTGAATTTAGCATTACAGAGAAGACCATTTGGTGGAAACACTTGGACACAACATTCTACTTATGTTACTGATATCAACGGGGACTTCAACATCTCAGTTCCATTAGATACTACATATTGGGATGTGAGACTTGCAATTCAAGGAGACACAATGGGTGTTGGTAATATTATTTCGTCAACAGATGCTCAGCTAATCAATCAGTGGGTTTTAGGTAACGGAACTATGACTGGATTTGATTACTACACGGCAGATGTGAATGGTTCTAATAGTACAACTATATCTGATGTATGGGGTGTGTTTGGTAGAATCTCAGGAAGATTTAACGTATGGCCTAACAACACAAAAGATGTTAAATTCTTTACTGCATCTGAATATACAACTATTAACGGATCGGCAACTAACTACACATCAACAATCGCAGGGGTAACAAACTTTACATTTGATATCTTACCGGGTCAACCTGACTCTGTGGTTTATTATGTGATGGTTCCTGGTGACGCTAACGGTACAGGTTACAACATGGCTCGTGTTACTCCAATTGAAGTATTGGTTGGACCCATACCAGGTTTAGAGTCACAAATCTATAATGTAATTGATACTAAAGTTGAGTATGATTTCCCAACATCAACAATTGAAGTAAATGTTCCTCACATTTCTGTTGAAGCTGGAAACTTGGTTGAATTACCTGTTAAAGTTTTCACAAACGGAGAAGAGTTATCATCACTTCAGTTTGGATTGAAATATGATACTGACCTATTAGAATTTAAAGGTGTGTATTCTTCATCAAATGCTATGGAATGGATTACATATGTAAATCCAAACGATGGTCAAGTTGATTGGGGTGGATTTGATCCTACAAATAATGAACAACCATTAGTAGATGGTGATGAGGTTGTGACTTTACAATTTATCGCAAAACAACCACAGAACCTATGGGAAGAAAGTCCTCTTTACACTTCTTTGAAATTCGCAGGGACAACTCAGTCTGAAGATTTAACAATCACACCGACAAATGGAATACTTCAAGTACTAAAGAGTAATATGGGTGTGGTGATTGGAAATACAATCTCTGTAGTTCCTAATCCTGTAGTTGATGAAGTTACCATTTCATTTGAAGTTAAAGAAACAACAAACGCAAACCTATCAATTTCGGATGTTGTTGGAAGAAAGTTAATTACAATCTTGGATGGTCAATTACCAAACGGAGAGTATAACTATGTTGAGAACTTAGGTAGTTTAGAAAGAGGACTTTACTTAGTTACATTAACTATGGAAAACGGAGAAACTAAAGTTTCAAAAATTGTAAAACAATAAACTCAAAATAAACAAAAACAAAATGTCAGAAGAAACACAAGACACAAACGACGGAACGTGGTCAGGATTAAAAAAGACCATCGTTGGTACATTATCAACAGTAATTGCTGGTGGTGGAACATGGTTAGGTGTTATGTTATATGGTGGAGGTGAGGAAGAACCAAAAGAGGAAACAAAAACAGAACAGTCTGGAGGTCAAGCACCAATCACTATTAACGTACAACAAAATCAAGAGAATAAACAAAAAACTGAGAACAATAATGGTGGTGGTGTAATTCGTGAAAGAATTATCGAAAAACCTGCGGCTCAACAACCAACCCAACCTCAACCTAAAAAAGAGGAAGAGTCTTGGTAATAAACAATAAATAAAAAAATAAAATGGCACAAAAGAAAACAAAAAAATCATTCTTAGTAAGAATGTTTATGGATCAAAACGACATCAACGAAAAATCAATCGTAGGTTTCGGATCATTTTTAATGATGGTAATTTGTTTAGGTGTAGATATCTACACAGGATTTCACGGACAAGAAATGCCAATCAACAAATTTATCTACGATGGTTTTTTATGGATCACTTTAGGTTCATTTGGAATTGCTTCAGTTGACAAATATTTGTCAGGTAAAAATCAGAACAACGAAGAAGAAGAAGTAGAAGGGTAATGAAAAGAATACTTTACATATTACCACTTTTATTGATTGGATGTAAAACATTACAAGCCCAGCCCCCTCAAACAGGAGGGGGTATTGGCTCTGTTAAGACAGAACAATATGTTGCTGATTTTGAAAAGAAACAATCAATAGACTCGGTTGCTGATTACGACGGATCAATCCAAGTTCCAATCCAATTACTAAAGATTGGTATTAATGAAGAACTTTACGAATTATATCCTGAGTTAAAAGATAAAAGAGTAGGTCTTGGTGTAACAAATATTGTAATTGAATATTTGGAATACACTAACAGATTTATTTTCACCGAAGAAAAGGAAGAGATCAAACAAAGAATGATTGCACAAGATAAAGCATCAGACAAGGGAGTATCTTCAAATAAAATCGAAGTGAAAGGTAATGTTGTATTGGCTAAGTACTTTGTTTATATTGAGGTATATGATTTCTCAGTATCAGAAGACGAAGTTGTAAAAGTTAATGGACAACAAACCGTAAATCAAACTACAAGATTAGGTCTTCAGATCAAATTTGTAGATGCTGAAACAAGTCAAGTGATTGTAGGATCAGGACTTGGAGAAGCAGTAACAATTAAAACAACATCAATCTTGGGTGATATCTCAGATGATGTTAAATTCAACCAATCAACTGTAGGTATATCTACAAAAAAAGCTTTAGAGACAGCTTCATCAAGAGTTGTAACTAGACTTATATCAAAAGGTGTATTTCCAAAGTGAGAATAAACATTTGTATATCTTTGTTGTTCGTCTTGTTTAGTTTCTTCAATCTAAACGCACAGACCTACAACTATTCTTACACCGATCCTTGTACTGGAAATGTAAAAAATATCATAGTCCCCATCAATGGCTCAGTCACGGTGGGGTATTATGGTTTTGTCGAGAACTTCACTCAACAACAATTTGTCGATGGAACTTTTGAAACTTGGGTCAACCAAGTTTTTTCACAATATGACGGATCTCCTTGTTCAGAAATAATTGGACTTGGTGGTCAAATAAACATGGCTCAAGATGTCGCATTAAACACGATAGGTATTATCAACTCATTATCATCTTTAATGGACATATCAAACGGAGCCACAGATTTTCTTAGCGGTAGTTTAACCGCAGCATCTAATTCTTCTAACACTAACGGAAACAAAGGTAACAAGAAGAATGGGAATAGTTCCCAAAATGGAAGTGGAAATAATAATACAACAACAAATACTAATAACACCACGACCAATAACAATCAAATACAAAATAATGGAACAAGTAACACTAATGAAGGAAGTACAACCACTTCTGGAACAAATGAAACAAGTTCAAACAACGGAGGAAATGGAACCACTAATCAAAATGGTGGAACTCAAAATCCAACATCAGCAGGAGGAACTACAACTGAGGGTGGATCAAATGAGAATGGAAATTCACAGGCTATCGAGCCTATAAACAATCAAAACACTAATACAAATGAAAACAATAGCAATACTTCTGTCGGTGGCAATACTGGGGAGTCTAGTGGGAATGGGACTAGTGGGAATGGTGAAGGAAATAATCAAACAAACCAAGAAGTAACAAATAATGGTTCTTCAACTAACCCTAACGGTAATGGTTTTAATAACGGTGGGAACTCTGGTATGGGGAATAATAGTGGAAACCCACCCAATGGGGAGGAAACTACAACCCAAACAGAGGAACAAGGAGGACAAACAAACATTACCCAAGGGGCAACCAAAACAGTAAATCAGAATAGGGAAGGTGGAAAACCCACAGTCATTGCATCAAGCGACTTTGTGGGTTTTAACTTTCAAAACTCTGAAGTTAGAACAGGATTAAAATTAACAGGGGGATATCATAACATGCGTTGGGACGGTGAAACTGCTCGTGGTGGTTTAGTTGATTATGTATCGGCACAGAGAGGACCAAACATGACAGGATATCACGCATGGATCAACAAAAGGAGTGTGGGACTTTTATCAGGAACTTTATCTTTAGGATTTGAAGGTAGGGGATCTGTTTATGGTACTTTGGCGGGAGGACAAATGTTCATGTTCCCAAAGGTGCCGAGTCTTAAAGCGGTTTATATGGGAACAATATCATACGGACAGGTCTATAAAACACCATTTATCGGATCAGCACTTATTGCTGGTGGAATGTACGACTTAAAGTTTGGTAAAAGAATAGATATAAAGTTAATGACTTTATTTGTCTATTCACCATATGTAAGTTACTATAACGATTTAGTATTGAAATCACCTTATGTTATTCTACCAAGTTTAGGAACTAACATAAGTATAACGAAAAGATTTAAATTCAATATAAATGCAGGAGGGGCGTGGGCAATCAAGGTAAACACTTTAAATTATACAATAACATGTGGAACAAGATTATTAGTTGGACAATAGTCCTTTTTACTTTCTTTTCTTTAGATGCTCAACCATTTACATATTCGGGTTATGTTTATGGTGCAAATAATCAAGGTATATCAAATGTAGCGGTAAACCTTTATGGTAGAAGGGTTGACCCTTATGAAGTAACATTTCCCACTTACAGTACTGCTGCTGCTTACAATGCAGGAACCGTGATTCCTTCATCAGACGATGTAACTCATGGACCATTCAACATTGGATTTACTTTTACCTTTTTTGGTAATAACTATACCCAATTTTACGTAGGTTCAAATGGGTGGATTGGATTTAGTGCGAATCAAACAACAGGTTATACCGCAGCATACATACCAAATGCAGGATCACCAAGGAATGTTATCATGGCAGATTGGGAAGATTTATTTCCAGGATCTGCAAACATTTACTATACTACAATAGGGACAGCACCGAATAGAAAATTAGTGGTGTCCTTTAATTCAGTTCCACATTATGGATGTAGATCAAACCTACACACCTTTCAGTTTGTTCTTACTGAAACTTCTAACACAATCGACATAAATTACCTATCAAAACCATTGTGTACTGGTAATAACTCAACAGCAGGTCTTGTGAATATTGATAATACAAATGTGGTTCCTGTAGGAGGAAGAAACGCATCTGCTTGGTCTACCTCAAATTCGAGTGTAAGATTCACACCATCACCAGCAGAAACAGTTTTCACGCTAAAAGGAACTTATCTTACAAACGCATCAGGTTACTATAACATAGTTCCAAATTTAGACGCTCAATCCTTTGTATTCGAAGTAAGGTTGGAAACAATACCAATTACATCATATACGATTACAGATGCTAGAGCTCCTCTTATGATTTTATTAAATAACACAACAATGAACTCAAAGTTGTGGTATCAAATGGACATTAACGGAGATACTAAAATTACTGTTTCAGATTCGTATAATATTTATGGAAGAATTTCAGGAAGATTTACATCTTGGTTCTCACCTAACTATAGAATATTCACACCGGCTCAATGGTCGGCGATAAATGTAGGAACCACAGATCTCAGAGTTTTATATCCTGGAGTTCAGTCCATGACTATAACACCTGTGAATGGGGGATCAACTAACTTTCATGTTATAAGAACAGGAATAACAAATTAAAATTATGAAAAATATAATCTTACTACTCAGTATGTTACTACTTGGTAACCTCGCAATGGCTCAACAATGTGTTTATGTTGATTCAGTTTACAACACAGCTAAATTAAAAGAAATGGGAAACCGAGACATTCGTTTTGGTATTAGACAAATTGTTGAAGACGAACTGTCTGAAAAGTTTTGTTTATCTGAAGATGGAAAGGATATTGATGTTGAGGTGTATTACTTTGGATTACCGAAAACGACAATTAGAATTGTTGGTGTTGAGAAAACAGAATCAGTTACACAGGTTGGTGTAAGATTATATTACGATGGTAAATGTTATGAAGGTATTGGGGAATCTGAAACTGAGATTAAAGCAATCATGATTGAAGTAAAAGAGGGTATGTTACCTTTTGAAAAGATGACAGTATCATCAGCACTAAAAAAGGCTATTCACGAAGCCGTTATCAAAATATGAAAATATGGCAACTTTTGATATTGTTAATGTTTTGGTCATCATCTTTCTCGCAAATCCGTATTGCAGATGTTGGAGATGGTTGGAAAAATAAAGTAGAACAAGCTTTAGACACCATAAAGAAATATGATGTTCAGAAGTATTATCTAATTATGGAGAACTGCTCTAATGTTGCGTATTGGAACGGAGGATTCTCAACGACAGAAGGAGATAGTACAATCACCATCCCAACAAGAGAAATGAAAGACGGAAATATCTATAACATTTCTGCGATACTTGTTCATGAATCCCTACATTTATTCTTTAAAAGAACAAACTTCAACCTAAAACCTAATCTTGAAGAAGTTGTATGTTATCAACACGAGTTGGAGTTTTTAGAAAAAATACCTTGTGTTGATTATTGGTTAATAGAAAATGCTAAAAACAAAATCAAATTTTATTCAAAACCATAGTTGATTTAACAACACAAATCATTTATTTTTCGGGTATGAAAAAAACTAAAACAGACCCAAACAAAATTATTAGAGTAAAACCAAGAATGATCAAAGAAGGTCCTGATGTTGCTCCATTATTTACAATCATACTTGGATTTTTACTTGGTATCGTTTTTATGTCTTTAGTGTCCTGTGAAGAACAAAAATCACAAAAAGAAATTCCAACAGAAATTACAAATGTAACTGAATACACTTACCAAGAGTGTGAATACATCAAGGTAGGAATTGGCACTCGTGCTTGGGGAACACATAAAGGAAATTGTAAAAACCCAATCCACAAAAAATGACAGATCAAGAAATACTTAAGTTCGGAGAGATTCAATATCTTAAAGGAAGATTGGATGAATTATACAAAGCAATTCCAACAATAACTAATATGGAACGAAGACGAAAACTTGACCAACGTATTGAAAAATACATTACTAAGTTGAAGAAAGTTGATGAGGTTGCTTATAAACTATACGAGGTCCAATTAAATGCAACTCACAGGGTTAAAGTCAAAGGAAAATTAGAAACAGAAAATTTACTAAAAGAAATTTTGGCAACTGAAAGTATAACAGATGAATATCTAATTAAAAAAATTAAAGACAAAATTGAAACTTTATAATGTCAAACAAACCTGATAATGTTTCCGACAACCCTGGTTTACTTCCTTATGGTAGTAATGTAGGAGCACCTGCAATTAAAGTTTTAAATATAGAACATTGGAAAGAACCAAGAGTTTTGAATGTTAACAAACAATTTGAAGATAGGTTTGAACAATTAAAAAAAGAATATCAAAAACTTATTGACGAATATAAATGGAATGACTTGGTCTATAAATCAAAATTTAGTTTTGAACCAGTTATTGGAAAAATTTATCACCTATATTATGCTAATGATGGAAAAATATTTCTATCTTTGATATCTCCAAACGAGTGGAAGAGAGAACATATAGGTAGTTTTAAATATAATCACGATAACAAATGGGAAAAAATAGAAGATTAAAAATGGCTTACGAAGATGACTTTCAGTATATTACAAAAATTGTAAGTTCTTGTGAAACTTACGAACAACTTTTAACTTCAAAAAAATTATTTGAAAACTTCAAACAAAAGTGGGATAAGCAAATTCCAAAAATGGAAATGATAAACTATATGTATCGATTTGAATCGACATATGATATGAAAAGAACAAAAATATGTTTAAAAGATTAGAATTTTTCGTAAGTACTTTCAGAGGACTTGGATTGGGAATAACATTTAGTTTCTATGATAATTGTTTTATATGTGTTGGAACATTTTTATGTTTTAATATCTATTTTGAATTGAATTTGGGAAAAATTTATTAAATTTGTAATATGATACTTACAATAATTTCTGACACTCACAACAAACACAAACACGTTACAGGTGATTTGAAGGGTGGTGATTTATTATTACATGCCGGTGACCTTTCTTCTATGGGTTACGAACACGAGATCCGTGAGTTTGCTAAGTGGTATAATGGTTTAAACAACTACCACCATAAAGTGTTTATTTCTGGTAACCACGATTGGGGATTTCAAAACAATGTTGAGAAAGTCAAAAGTATCTTATCTGAATATGACACTATCAATTACCTACAAGATGATTGGATTACAGTTGGAGATGGTGACCCACATGATAATAACACACAAACTGTTAAAATTTGGGGTAGTCCATGGCAACCTGAGTTCTATAATTGGGCGTTTAACTTACCACGAAATGGTGAAGAGTTGAAGGCGGTATGGGATATGATTCCTGAAGATATTGATATCTTGATTACTCACGGTCCAGCTTGGGGATTCTTGGATGATGTAGAAGGTCGTCGAAATGATCACTTGGGTTGTGAGTTACTTGCAGAACGAATCAAACAAATAAAACCAAAGATCCATATCTGCGGACACATCCATACTGGTTACGGACATTACTATGATGGACATACACACTACTTCAATGCTGCAGTATTGAATGAACGATACTTATACGCTCATTTACCTTGGCACATTGATTGGAACCCAATAACAAATGAAATACAATTTTTATAATGGAGAAAGCACACTTTATTGAAAACAGAGTCTTTAGAGATAAAAGAGGGACATTCAGCCCATTAGATCTTGCCAAGTTAGATAAGAATTGGTTACAGAGTAATATTAGTGTAAACCCCCGTAAATACACACTTCGGGGGTTACACTTTCAAAAGAATGAATACGCTCAAGCCAAACTAATTAAAGTTATATCTGGTAGGATATTAGACTTTGTTGTTGATCTTAGAATGGTATCAGAAGATTATAATAAAATTTTCTTTTTTGATATGAAAGAGGGTGATGAGGTATATGTGCCAAGATATTTTGCTCACGGATTCATAACAACCGAAGAAAACTCGGTAGTTCAATATTTGGTTGATAATGAATACAGTCCTGAGAATGAAGGAGTTAAAGTTTGGACTGACTATCCTGAGATAGTTAAAGAAGTACAAAAATACAATGAGTGGTTCCTTGAGGAATTTGTAGTCATACACGATAAAGATTTGGTTGAAAAATAAAAACTTGATGATATTTATAATAAAAAATATATTATGGATAAGTTTGATTTAAGTGAAAAATTGAAAGAAGAACTAAAGAAAAGAAATCTTTGGGAACAAGAAGAAGACGAAGATGACGATCAAAATGAAGATAAAGATCAAGATGATGAAACTTCTTCAAATCACAATGAAGATTTCTGTGATATGGTTTGCCAATTACTTCACTCACAAACTCAAGTACATATATTCCATTTAGGTACTAAATCATATTCTGAACACAAAGCATTACAAGGTTATTATGAAGGAATTGATGCTCTTGTTGATGGTGTTATAGAATCTTATCAAGGTAAATACGGCCTTTTGACTAATTACAAGTCATTCAAGAACCAATCCTATAAAAACAAAAACCAAGTATTAAAATACTTTACAAGTTTGTTAAATATGATTGAAGAAAAAAGAGACTGTTGTGACGATTCTTTTATACAGAATCAAATTGATACTATACAGGAGTTGGCTTATTCGACTATGTATAAGTTGAAATTCTTACAGTAATAATTTACCACCAAAGAAAACAAAGTTATTATCATTTAGATCATCTATTTCATTACCTACATTCCAATCGTATTTGATATCTTCCATGCTGTAAGTTTCTCTAAAGTTCCTTTCTCTTAAGGAAGGTTGTTTGAGTACTAATGAATTATAATAACGCCCCTCAAATGGATGATCGTCATCCATGTTACCAAGTTTATTTGTAGTATATACTTTATCGTAAAATTCATCATAACCCATCACATCTGTTTCTACATTTCCACGACCATCGCATTTATAACAATCGAATTCTCCGTCGCCACCACATTCACCACAAATATCATTTCCACTACCATCACATTCACTACAAGTATCATTACCACTTCCACCACATTTACCACAAGCATCACCTTCATCATCCCCACCTGTACCATCACAAGTAGAACAATCTTTCGTACCATCACCATCACATGACCCACAGGATACATAACCTTCACCGTCACAATAATCACAAGCTTCTTTACCACTTCCATCACATTCCGAACAGTCCTCCTCTAAATAACCCATTTCTTCATATGCAAAGAACTGGTAACCTTTAAGATTTTCTAAAACATATTTTACTGATTTTGTGGCATCACCTGTTATGTGATAGTAATAGATTGAAAAAAATAAGTACATTTCTTCAGATCCATTTAACTTGGAAAGATATAAACTTAAAAAATCGTCTTCATGGATTTCATATTTAATATCAGCAACAGTGTTAAAAACATCAGGATGGGAAGAATCCTCCAAAGATCTATGAATTTGTTTTGTGAATTTTACGAGTAAAGGAATTTTATTTGGATCCATTATGAATTTCTTTTTTCAAATAAATAGTTTATTTTTAATAATGATACAATAAAAAAATATCAATTAAACAATAGTATGGCACATCCAATATTACATGCAAAGAGTTCAGCCAAAAAGTTTGGTGGAAAGTGGGAAGATTACATTCATATTCATAACTGGTTAGATGAGACCAAAGGATGGTATGGACATTCTTTACACAGAGCGTTTAGACACCACTCAGAAGGTATATTTGAACTTCAAGAAAAGTTCGGACCTGAGTTTAAAAATAGTGATGATAAAACTGTTTATACTAGATATGTTGGAGAACAACATGTTAAAGAAGATTGTGATGGTTATATTCCTTCAGCATCAGAATGGATAAAAATATTGATGTCTGGTGAAAGACCGACATGGGCAACTCGAACAAAAAAGTTAGAGTTTGAAGATTAAAAGTATTTATTAGAAAATATCATATGGAACTTACAGAAAAACAAATACAAGATTTAAAAAAGTATTCAAAGTTACTAAACTCATTAAACATGGAGGATGGTGTAACTTGGTATTACCAATGCTACGACGGTGAATTTGAAAGTTTGTATGGTCCTATACATGGAGGTAAAAATGTTAGTGATGAATTATCGTTTTTACCTGGATCAATTGAAGAATTCTTTGAAACCATTAGAAATAATTTTGATACAGGAAATTTTTATAACGACTATTATGATAATGAAAACGGTACTTTAACTTTTACAATTTTTGCTGAAAGAAATGAAATAGATGTCATGTATGATTATTATGAGATTAGCACCGAAGATAGTAAGATTGAGAAAAATTTTTCAGACTTTTCAGATATGAGACCAGGGTGGAGAGGAGATGATAGAGAAGTAAAAAAACTATCAGATCCTACAATCGTTGAAGAATTGAAATCTGTTTATGGTGATTCTTGTACATGTAGTTATGACGGTAGCGGAGATAGTGGATGGGTCCAAGATATGGTAGATTCTTCAAAGGGATCAAAAGGTTTAAATCAACAATTAGAATATATTTGTTACGACTTATTAGAATTATATTACGGAGGTTGGGAAATAAATGAAGGATCAAATGGATCTATCAATTTCAATTTCAAAGACCAAACTGTTGAATTAAATCACAACCAAAATGTAGAAGAAAACGTTGATGAACATTATATGACTTGGAAATTTTAATTATGAATAAACTAATTAGAGAAGATATTGAAAGGATAAAAAGTTTGATGCTTGAGTCAGAAGGTAAAACAGAATACAACTTTTGTGATAGGTTTTCAGGTAACAAACAAAAAATGTATGTGTGTAGTAAAATCGGATCATTAAAAGGATTTCTTTCTCGAAGTAACGGTCTTGATTTGAAAACGGTTATAGAAAAACAAATTTCAGATTTAGAGACTGAAATACCAAAAGATTTACAAAAAAAATTTATTGATGGTGCTATTTTTTTAGAATCCCTTGGAAAAATAACTGAGGATAAAAAAAATGATTTTATAGAAAATAACGTAATAAATAACAAATTGGTTTATTTGAATGGAGAATGGCAACCAATAAATAAGTTGAACACAAATTATTATGATTTGGCAGAACTTCTAACTGAACTGATCTACAAAAATAAAAACAACACTACATTCCAAGCTATTATCAAAGACCCTAAAACAACTTTGATGAGAATGAAATCAGAATTAGAAAAAATGATCGAAGATTATTTTGATGATCCTATGATGTTGCTTGATTACACCAAAAACATCCAACGAACAACCCAACAGGGTGAAAGTGCCGAAAGGAGAGTTAAAGAACATTTACAAGATAACGACTTCAAAGTTGAATATGAAGGTGGTAACGGTGATTTGATTGATATGGTATTTGGAACTGATCTAATTATGTCTCATCCTAAGTTTGGAGTAAAAACGATTCAAGTTAAGGCAAATGAAAAGGCTTATGATCAAGATTACAAATATGTTGATTGGATAATAATTGCAGACCCTTTCACTATTTATGATAATAAAACAAAAGAAACAATTCAATTATGATGACATCAGGTCAAACATGGGTTACAAGAAGATTATCAGATATTATTGATTTTGTTGAGGAAGCTGCAGGTGATATTAGTATTGACGACTATCCAAATTTTGAAATATGGATGATGGATGTCTTTGATAGTGCGTTAAATAGACTTAGTGATGAAAGTTATAGAGATGAAAATAAATTTTTAGATATCTATAGTTCTGTTTTATCGTCATTGGAAGACATCTTTAAAGAACAATTACACGATTTTTATTTATCAGAAAAAGATAATGATGTAATAAACGAAAGTTCAGAAATACCAATTAGATTACTTAGACGATCTGTAGATTTAGAAAAGATTGGTGATATAGTAGAATACCAAACAGAAATAAATAATCCTTGTGATTTTGAGGATGAAGAAGACTATTCCGACTTTTGTATTTTACAGGGAATTCATTTTTATTACTGTGATGAAGGATATTGTGATGAAGACGAAGATACTGAAGATTATGAAGGGCCATCACCAGCAATGGTAGAAGTAAGAAATGAGGTTGAACAATATATATATGATAAATACTATGACTATTTAGTTGGTCTTTATAATGACGCAGATTGTTAATAATGAAAATACTAATATCAGAAAAGCAGGCAGATAGAATATTCAACGACAAAATTGAATGTGAAAAGTGTGAACACTCTTGGAAGAAAGAGAATGATGACCCTCATCCATTTTTATGTCACGATTGTGGTTGGGATCAAAAGAAAGAAAAGTATGACAAAGAAAATCTATTTAAGTTTTGGAAAAATAAACTATCCAAAGAACCAATCGACGAAAAATGGTCTCAAAAGTATAAAAAGTCAATAAATTGTAATAATCCAAAAGGTTTTAGTCAAAGAGCACATTGTCAGGGTAGAAAAAAAAGAAATTGATTTATGAAGATTGCTGTTTGTGTTCATTTGTATCATACCGATATGTGGGATGAAATTGAAAATTATTTGAATAATTTAGATTTACCATATAAATTATATGTTAATTTACCTTATGAAACTGACGGAAACAACTTTTTAGATTTTCAGTGGGAGACTTATGTAAATTATTACCAAGACTTGAAAAATGCGGGGAAAAATAATAATGAAAAGGCTTACAAACATTTTATTAAACATGGACTAAACGAGGGAAGATTTTATAGAAAAGATCATTTGGATGTTTATGAAAAAATAATCAAATTTAAGAATGAAACTAAAGTTTTTCTATCTCCTAACAGAGGTGTTGATATTGGTGGGTTTTTATATACGTATAAAAAAATCGATAATGATACTGATTTAATACTCAAAATACATACTAAAAAAGGTTTAGGTTCTGAAAAAGTTCCTTCACTAGATTTAATGAGAAGAGGTGGTGGATTTGCAATAAGTCATGGTAGGAATTGGTTTCATGGATTAATGGGTGGGGTTTTATCTAATAGTGTTCAGGTAAATAATATAATTAATAACTTTACTCAAGACAATACCACAGGTATGGTGGGGTTCAGAAAGTATAAAAATTTTACAGTTAATTATGATGAAACCTTAAAAATATTATCCAAGCTTAATGTAAAAAAAATACCCGAAAATTCTGATTTTATTGGGGGAACTATTTTTTGGGTTAGAAATGAAATTCTAAAAAAATACTTATCGAATAACATCATCAATGAAATAATTGAATTGATGCCATATGGATATGTCAGAGAACCATCAATAAATCATGCAATGGAAAGAGTTTTTGGTATATTGGTTTATTTTGAAAATAAAAATATTAAAATTATTAAATGAAACATGTTATAGTAACAAGATGTAAATTTGGAAAAGATGAGGAATTCCAAAAATATTTTGAGGTTATGAAAAAAACTTACATACCATCAATAAATTCACAAACAGATAAAAATTTTTCAATCGCATTAATTGTCAATCCAAGACATTATGATTTGATTAGGAATGAAATCAATAAAGAAATTGAAATAGTTAAATTTTTTGATCAAAATGATGAGTACAAAGATTTAGAAGTTAGACAAAAAATAGATTTAATACCTTTTTCAGACACCAAGAAAGATTATAGAGACTTTGTAATAAAAAATAATATCACAATTCAAACTAGACACGATTGTGATGATGTTATGGCTCCAAACTATATTGAATATATACATAACCTTTATAATCAAAATAAAAACAATTACGACGATTTTATTTTGAATTTTCACCCAACAAAATTAGTTGTTGAAACAGGTAAAGAATATACTCATGGTAGAGATTACAGTAAGGTATGTTCGATGTTTAGTACTTTAATACAAAAGAACGTCAAACACGGAATTATGGATTGTGTACATGATCACTTGAAAGGATTCACAAGAAATATTATATATATTCCAAGAGGATATGTTAAATTAGGAATTCACGGTAATAATACTTTATCTAAATTAACCCCAAATGACAAACCATTGAATTAATATGAGATTTACCTATGCATATATAACATACAAAAAGGATGTTTATGACCAATATTTAGGACCTTGTTTGGATAAAATTAAAGACAGGGTTGATATTATAACTAAATCTAATATTAAATCATCAAAATTTCATAATGAAGTTATTAACGAATCCCCAAATAGGTATATTATATTTTCCCACGAAGATGTAACATTCTCTGATGATATTATAACCCAAATTGAAAAAACAATAGATCAAACTCCAAATTTTGGTGTGTTATGTGTCGTCGGAAAAAATGGTGATAATAAAAATGTTGGGGCTTTAGCTTCTAATAGATATGATCTAAAATTTTGTGATCCTTGTTTTTTTGTTATTGATAAAGAAAATCCATTAAGATTTGATGAAGTCACATTTGATGAATTTCATTTTGGTGTTGAGGACTATTGTATTGGAAGTCAGGAAAAACATGACAGAGGAACATATAGTATATTAATTAATTGGGGTAAAGAAAACTCACCATTATCCTTCAAACACCACAGCTATACCTGTAGGACAGTTAAATATCAGTGGGGTAATTATGCGGAATACAAAAAAAGATTAAAACAAAAATGGGGCCATTTGACAAATATTAAAAATTTTTAATAATGATAAGTATCATAATCACGGCACACAATAATGATTTTTTTTTATACGAAACATTAGATTCTATAAATAAAAGTAATGTAAACTTTGATTATGAAATTTTATTAGGTGTGGATAACTGTCAAATTACGATGGACTCGATTAAAGATAACATCAATAAAATATCTGAAAATGTTAAGGTCTTTTATTTTCCTAAGGTTGGAACATATGTTATTAGGAATAGTTTGGCAAAAATTTCTAAATTTGATGATCTCTTGTTTGTTGATTCAGATGATATATTAACAGATGATACTTTGGGATTTGTCTATGAAAATTTAAAAAAGTATGATCTAGCCAAATATAAATTTGCAATGTTTGGTGGTAATTTTGATATCAATAAAGTTAAAACATATAAAAAATACGAAACAAGTCCAGCGGGATCATTTGGTATTAAAAAAAATACTTTTTTAGAAATGGGGGGATTTGAACCTTGGTCTTGTGCTGCTGACGGTGAATTTCAATGGAGAGTTGAAATGACTAAAAAAAAGGTAATAACAAAAAACAACGTTGGACTGTATTATAGAAGACACAATTCAAACCTTACCGTTGATAGTAAAACTGGTATGAAATCACCTATAAGATTATATTATCATTCGCTAAAAAAAGAAAAAATTAAAAATAATAAATACGGTAACATAGAAAATATTAGTGTTTCTGAATATTTGGAAATAAATAAAACTAACATTAAAAATTATAAAATTATTTTTGAACATTTGAAGTTACCAAACCCATATAATTTTCAAGAAATTTTTGAAAGGGAAAAACTGAAAAAAAGTCAAGCTTTAAATGGAGTCTTGAATTCCAGTACTGAAGTAGAACCTCCAAAAAATGAATACAAAGATTTATCCGTTAAAAGTACTATCGAACAAAAAAGATCTCAAATAGATTATGATAGAGTTAATTACGTTTTTCAAAACAACAATAACAAACTTACTTCAATGAGAGTTAACAAACCCACAATACCACAACAAGTTAGAAACAATACAAGTTTTCTAAATAAATTGAACAAAAAAAGATAATGTCACTTTCTGTCATAGTTCCAACGTTTGATAATATTGAATTCTTAGATGAGTTGTTTGATTCATTTGAAAAAAATAAAGTAAATTTTCCTCACGAATATTTAATTGGAATTGATAATTGTGAAAATACAAAACAATATATCGAAGAAAGAAAGTTTCCCGAAAATGTATTTTTTTTCTACTTTGTAGAAAATGTTGGGCCCTATAAAATAAAAAATACTTTAGCAGAAGTTGCAAAATACGACAATTTATTCTTTTTTGACTCAGACGACTACATGACCGAGAGTTGTTTATCAGAGATAAATAAGTTAATAGGTAAGTATGAATGTATAAAACCAAAATTTATAAACTTTAAGGATACTAAAGATGGAAGAGTTTATATTGATGGTAATGGTCTACATGGTGAAGGTGTGTTTGCAATTCACAAAAGTGTTTTTTTAGCCATGAATGGTTTTGAAGGATGGAGATGTGCTGCAGACTCTGATTTTATGGGGAGATTATACAAGTTAAGAAGAAAAATTAATCTAACAAATTTAATTTTATTTCACAGAAGAATACACGGAAACAGCCTTACCATGTCCAAAGAAACAGGATATGCTTCTGAAATAAGGGGAAAATACTTCTCAATATCCAAAAATAAAACAGATCATGGTCCACTACCAAAATTAGAAAAGGCTGATTACCAAATGTTGGATAATGAAACTAAATTATGGTCAGAACCAATATCAACAATAGAACAAAGAAAAATTGATTTACAAAAAGAACTCAAAGAAAAAAAACACAAACTACTTGAATCAATTTTTAGTGATGCACCAAAAGAAGTCCCGCAGAGAGAAATTAAAGTTGTCAATTATAATAAAGTAAATCAAATAACAAATCGACAAACCCAATCAAATTTGGGTACTGCATTAAAAAAAGCAAAATTAGAAAATATTAAAAGAAATTCGAGGCGTTAGAATTTTTTTTCACTATATTTGTTTTATGGAACACAGATATAAATCAGGAAACGTAATCAAGGACGATCACATCAAAAGAGTTAAAAAACTTTTAAAGAATAAAGGAGTGTCTTTTGAATTTAATATTTGGAGAGATAAAGTTGAATTCCAAATCACTAATATCAGAAAATACAATAACGGATGGTCTTTTAGCGATAAAAACAACTATTGTTATGAGGTGGATATCAAAATGGTCAGTGAAGCCCCTTTTTCTCGTCACTATGTAAACTCAAATATAAGACGATTAAACTCTCGAGTTAGAGCTTGGTCTAACGAACAAGTATTATTGGAAGAGTTACAATTCTTCGGGATGAACAACATTTGTATTTCAAAGATTCAATATGTTTAGAGTTCTTTTATATTTATTAATATGAAAGTATCAATAACAGAAGATCAACTAAAAGTAGTACAATCAAAATTACTTTATGAACAAATCCTTGATGATCTTGTTTTCAAACTATCTTTAATTACAGAAGATGGTAAGACTAAACCTGATATGGAATGGGATTTTGAACCTATCAAAAAAGAAATTGATTTGTCTAAGTTATGGGTTAAAACTAAGGAAGACGCCATAAAATATATTGAAAAGGTTAAAGATAAAATTGAAAATCTTCCTTCTGACTTAAAAAAAAGAATTGTAAAATATATTGCTTATTCCTTATTAGGTTTGTTGAGTTTGAAACAAATTGAAAAGTACTTGGATCCTCCATTACAAAGTGCGGTAGAAACTGAAAAAGAATTCATCAAAAAAGTAATACCACCAAGAATAAGAAAGTCATCGGAAGGTTTAATAGATCACTTAAAATACGAAGAAGGATCCATTAGACATAAAGGACAACCAAATTTAGTGGCATATGATCTTGGTGATGGTGCTTATACCATTGGTTATGGACACGCCATATTTCCTGATGAACAAGAAGGATTTGATTTTTTACCAAGATACTCAAAAATAATTCCAGGTAGAACAAAAATTACAAAAGAAGATGCCGAAAAATTATTGAAAGATGACATGAGAGAAGCGGAAAGTATCGTTAATCGAATTTTGGATCAGTGGGAAGAAAAAGGAATCAAACCACCAATCACACAAGGAATGTACGATGCGATGGTTTCAATGTCATTCAATATGGGAAGAGGTATAAGAACTTCTGATTTTATACAAGCTGTTAAACGAGGTGATTTTGATTTAGCAAGAAAACTAATTTTAACAACAAGTGAAAATTTATTTGACGAGTTTCCTGGATTAAAATCAAGAAGAAAAAAAGAATCAGAAATGTTTAAATGATGGACAGGTTAAAACTATTAAAATTATTCAAAAGATTTGCGGGGGATGAAATTGATCTTCACGGGTTAAAATGTATTCCTGTTCGAGTTGGGGAAGAAATAATATCAAAAAGACATAATAAACCTTATTATCCGATTGAATTTAAAATAGAAAATCCAAATGATGTTCCTTATTTCCATTCAATAGTGGATGAGGAACTTTTAGATATTGTAATGGAGTTTGAAGAGTATGTTGGTCTTAAATTAACTACTGAAATATTATGGGATGAACAGCCAAAATTTTATCTTAACGACAAAACAAGGGATCAAATTCAAAAAGTTTTCGACTCTGTAAGAGAAATTAAATTCACCACAGGAACCCCATTTGTTGGGTATAGAAGATATGTAATCAATATAGAATCTGTTGGTTTAAAAAGTAAAAATTTTGATCATGATGCATATTATATTGATAATACCGTTGTTCCATTATCAGCAACAAAAAATGGTGAAAATATCGATGTTAATGAAGCTATAAATGAATATATTGATGAATTCTTACCACAGGTAGAAACATACTACGAAACAGAAGAATATTATAAAGGTGTTGATCAAGTAATCAATCAATACCCACTTCTTAATGCTGATTATGTTGCAACTTATTACGACACTAAGTTTATCCGATAATAGACTTACTTCGTTTCTTACGGTGAAAAGTGATAACAAATCGGTGAACCTCATTTTGAATCTCAGCCAACAAAAACCCAAACTCACTTCTTGGAATATCAAAACTTGACCCATCAGTCTTGTGGATTGTAGATGATCTGTGTTTGTCGTCTTTTGAAATGGAGATCAAATCAATTAGATTCAACAAACCAAGTTCCTCAAATACTTTCTTGGCAACACCCAACTGACCTTTACCACCATCAATAATGACAAGTGAAGGTAACTCTTGTTTTTCATTTAAAAGTCGTTTGAATCTACGATTTAATACCTCATCGAAAGAAGCATAGTCATCAGGTCCCTCAACAGTTTTGATGTTGAACTTACGATAGTTTGACTTATCAGTTTTACCATTCTTGTAACGAACAAGAGCGGACACCTGACAATCACCAGCAGTATGAGAGTTGTCAAAGGCTTCGATAAGAGTTGGGACATTCAATAAACCAAATTGTTCTTTGAATGATCTTGCAAAATCACTATACTTTCGAACACGAAATGACTCAAGTTTTTTCTCCAATAAATCAACGACATCCATTTTGTTTTTGAATGTTTGAGCAAGCTCGAACTCCATCTGATCAGAGTGATACTTCATATACTTCTTCAAACGATTTCGAACTTTGTCAAACTGAAAAGAAAATACATCTTTCATCTCATTTACAATCTTCAAGTAAGAAAACTTTAGAATAGAAGAAACGCAAGGAGCATTACAACGACCAAGATGAAACTCTAAACAAGTCTTGAACTTTTCGTTTTGGATATTCTCTTCAGTCAAGTTGTAAGAACAAGATCTAAGATTGAAAATGTCATGAACCATCTCATAGATCTCATAACAAGAATTAGAACTTGTAGACTCCAAAAGAACTTCACCAGTAAAGTTAGAAGGATTGCAAACTAAAAGTCTTGGGAACTCATCTTGACTCAAAGTAATAAACCAACGACGAGAACGATCATCTTTTGCTTTGATGTTGTATTTTGGTTTGTGTGATTTGATAAGTTCATCCTCCAATAACAAAGCCTGACTCTCATCATTTGTAGTCATGAACTCAACATCAGTGATTTCATTTACCAAAGACAAAGTCTTCTGATCTTTGTGGTTTTTTTGAAAGTAAGACTTCACTCGTTTAGGGAGAAACTTTGATTTTCCAACATAGATGATCTGACCCTTCTTGTTTTTGAAAAGGTAACAGCCGCTTGATTGTGGTATGTTTGAAAGTTTCTCTGTAATCACAATACAAATATACAAAATTTTTTATATTAACTACATGTTAAGATGATTAACTTTGGGCTAAGAATAAATAAAATTGGTGATTTAAGTTATAAGACTAACTATCTATTGGTAAATAAAATTAAACAAAAAAACTATGAAACAAATTTACCTAGCAATACTGTCTGTTATGATGACGGTAATGACTTATTCACAAAGTCAATTTTGGACGGAAACTGATTATAAAGGGGCTTTTCCTGTAACGGATAACTCACCTGCGACTGATTGGACTTATGGGTGGTCTAATTGGGATCCACAAAATACTCAATACCCTACAACACAAATCGTAATAAATTCTGACGTAACAACAAATACGACTTGGTCAGGGGTTATTAAATTACAAAATAAAGTTTACGTTAGAAACGGAGCGACTCTTACAATTCTACCAGGAACTATTATTAGAGGTGATTACAATACACAAGGGACTTTGATTATTACTAGAGGTTCTAGACTTGTTGCTGACGGAGAACAATTTAATCCAATCGTATTCACATCAAACAATCCAATAGCACAAAGAAACGAAGGTGATTGGGGAGGTGTTGTAATTTTGGGTAATGCTAAAAACAACCAACCAGGTGGTGTTGCAAACATTGAAGGATTACCGCCAAGTTCAAATACTCAATACGGTGGAACAAACGATAACGACAATTCAGGTATTATTAGATATGTTAGAATTGAATTTGCTGGCATTCCACTTGAACCTAACAAAGAAATTAACGGATTAACTTTTGGTTCTGTGGGTAATCAAACTTTAGTTGATTATGTTCAGGTAAGTAATTGTGGTGATGACTCTTTTGAATGGTTTGGAGGATCAGTAAATTGCAAACACTTAATATCATATTCAACAGTAGATGATGACTTTGATACAGACTTTGGATACAGAGGTAAAGTTCAATTTGGTTTGGCGATTAGAAATGAAAATTTATCAGACGCAGCTGGCGACTCAAATTGTTTCGAATCGGATAATGACGCACAGGGTAGTGTGGCTCAACCATTGACGGCACCTATTTTTTCTAACTTCACTATTATTGGTGCTAAGAGCAATGGGACGGTTTCCCTTCCAATAGGTGAGAAATTTGAAAAGGCTTTCAGATTAAGAAGAAATACTGCAACTTCTGTTTTCAATACTATTGTTACTGGTTGGGAGAAAGGAGTATCACTTGAAGGGATTGCCGTAGAAGATAATTTGGCGGGAGACACGATGCATTTCCACAGTAACATTCTTTCTAATTTTAATACAGGAACTGTGTGTTATACAACAACACCTAATTTCTTTTCTACATATTTTTCACAACAATCGAACGATTCAGTATCAACACATTTAAATATTAATTGGGTAACACCTTTTGTTCCACTTGGTTTAACACCTGACTATCGTTTAATTGAAGGTTCATCCGCAGCGGTAGGGGCAAGTTTCCCAACTGAAATATTTGGTGATTTATCGTCAGTTAAAGAAAACTCAAATGACTTTAGAATCTATCCTAACCCAGCAAGTGAGGTGGTTTACGTTAGTAAGAAATCATATATTGAATTGATTGACCAAAACGGTAAAGTAATTGATTCTGTTAATGATAATGAAATTGATTTACGTAACTTGGAGAATGGTGTTTACTACATTCGAGTAAACAAAGTTAAAACTAAAAAATTAATTATTAGAAAATGATTTATCTTTGGTTTATTGTATTATCATTTATTACTCATACAATCGTAAAAGATAGGAGAGAATATCAAGAATGGTCAAAAAAATAAAACTAACCCCACTCACAAGGTGGGGTTTATTATTTTAAAAAAATTGATTAATTTTTTTAAATGGAACTCAAAGAATATCTTACAATAGTAATTCCTTGTAAAAACGAGAAGAGAATTATTGAAAAAACGTTAGATCTTTTAAATTATCAATCAGACATTTCAAATGTAAAAGTTGTTGTTTGTGATTCGTCTAATGATGGAATTACAAAACCATATCTTTTAGATAGATTAGAATATGAATCGGGGAGAGACAGATTTGATCTTCATACAATGGATGGTGGACTTCCAGCAAGAGCAAGAAACAACGGATTTAAATTGGTAACAACACCTTATGTTTTATTTATGGATGCCGATGTTTTCTTATTGGACCCTAAGATAATCAAACGAGCGTTTCTTCGAATACATAAAAATAACCTTGATTTAGTAACCGCTAAGTTCAGAAGTGATAACGGTAAATACAACTATATTTACCGTTTGTTCGATTTCCTACAGTTAGTGTCAAAATGGTCCACACCTTTTTGTTTAGGTGGATTCATGATGGTCAGATCAGAAACATTTAAAAATTTAGGAGGATTTGATGAAGAGATAAAAGTTGCAGAAGACTACCACTTCTCAAAACAAATAAAACCAAAGAAATTTGGTAGAATAAATAATGTAGTGTTTACTCCACCAAGAAGATTTGAGAACAAAGGATTGATCTACATGACCAAGTTATTTTTAGGATCATTCTTTAACCATAAGAACAAAAACTACTTTACTAAGGATCAGAATTATTGGAAATAAGATTTATGTTTTTCTTAACATACATCAATCCGTTTTCAATTTACATGTCCAAACAAAAGAATTATCATTTGAAAAGAAAATAAACCAATAACAATATAAAAATGAAACAACTTGTAATTGACCCAGCTCATTCTGACTTGGGATTTAAAATCAGACACTTGATGGTGTCAAACGTAAAAGGAACATTAACAAATTATTCAGGTGGTATGTCTTACACAACTGAAGATATGAGTGACGCTCAAATTCGTTTTGAGGCTGAAGTAAATTCGATCTCAACAGGAAATAGAGATAGAGATGCACACCTTAACGGAGAAGATTTCTTCAACACAGAGAGATTCCCTAAAATGTATTTTGAATCAACTTACTTGAATCTTACTGACGGTAAAATGAGAGGTGAAATGACTATTAAGGATACAACTAAAACTATTGATTTAACTGTTGACTATAATGGTAAATCAGTTGATCCTTGGGGTAATACAAAACACGGATTCGAGATCTCAGGAACTATCAACCGTTCAGATTTTGACCTTACTTGGAATGCGGCACTTGAAACAGGTGGTGTATTGTTGAGTGATGAGGTTAAACTGAATTTGGATGTTCAGATGATGGAATTGGTTGGTGAAATGGAACCACAAACTGAAACGGCAGAATAAAATAATTCTTATACAACGTTAAATAATAGAATCCCCACTCCAAAGGTGGGGATTTTTCTATTACTAAAGTATTTATATGTAATGAAAAATCTTGTTAGATCAATCCTTAATGAAGTTTACCAAAAACAAAACAAACCTGACTTAATTAAGGAATGTACAATTGCTGCTGTAAGATTGGATGACACAGTAGTTTTAGCAAAAAACAGAGATAGAGGTTACAAGGCTAGAGTTGAGATTATTCATGAGATTGTGAACGATGTTGAAATGGTTTATTGGAGAGATATTGATACTGATTGGAGTGAGGGAATGAATGAATTTGGTATTGGTATTGTAAATTCTAGTTTAATGGTTGCCCAAGATGAGAAAGAAGGTAAAGGAGTTGAAAAAGAAAGAAAGATTGACGATAAAAGTAAGGATAAAACCGAAAAGAAAAGATTTGCTGCCGATGGAGGTAAAATAAGAAAGGCTTTAACCTATAAAAGTTTACCTAAAGTAATTAAATCTATTATTTCTTACAGAGGTGAAGATAAAAAAGATGTGGGTCTCAAAGGAGAAACAATAGTATCAAATAATGAAAACATTTATATAGTTGAAATGACCGCTAAACATTCTCCGATAATTAAAAAATTAAAATCTGATTCTAAAATTGTTGTGAGAACAAATCATGGAATTTATCAGAAGAGTGCTGGTTACACTCGTGGGAGGAAAAGAAAATCTTCCGTAACTAGAATGGAATTGGCGAAAAAACATTTGGAGGGTGCTAAAAAAGACATAGATGTTATTGACGCGATGAAGAAGAAATACAAAAAAGATCCATTTTTGAATCCATACAGAACAAAGAACATGTATCATATGCAAACAACAGGTCAAATAATGATGAACCTTGACAAAAAACTTGTTGTTGTTAGAATGGATAATGAGATGGGAGAGTTTGTTGGTATTAAAACAAAGTTACCAAAAGATTATAAAGCAAAAATTAAAATAAGAGTGGAGGGTGAAAAAACCCATGATAAAGGAAAAAAATTACCAACGTAGTGAAAAATTTAATTAAAAAAATATTGAACGAAGAAACAAAATCACTTTTAACTGAAGGTGGTATTCGTGATATTAAGAAACTTGCTAAAAGATATAAAATGGCTAAAATCTACTTCCACCTTGATTTAGATGGTGTTACAACTGCTTTAGCTATGAAACATTATTTAGAAAGAAATGGTATAAAAGTGGTTGATGCTGAACCAATTCAATATGGAGCAAAAGAATTTGCCGTTAAAAAACCTGACGGTGAAGGTGAGATTATGCCAGTTCTTGTAGATTTTGCACACGGTAAACCAATGTTTGTTATTCACACTGACCACCACGATACTCAAGCTGGTGTTGAAGGTGATACATCAACAAGTTTCAAGTCTGCAAGATCTAACGTTGAAACTATATCACAAAGTATATCCCCATCTGAAATATTTCCACCTGAAGATGTTGAAACTATTTCAATTGTCGACTCAGCTGATTTTGCAAAACACGACATCAAACCAAGAGACGTTATCAATTATCTATTTCAAATAGATAGAACCAAAGGGTTCAAAGAAAACAAAAGAAAAATGGGATTTGTTGCAAATAAATTATTATTAGCATTCAAAAACAAACCTAATTTCTTAAGTGATATTGTATTAAATGCACAACCATCCTTACTTAGTATCTTGATGAACATTAAAGATCAGATACAAAAGAAAGGTTATGCAACTTTAGATAAGTTAGAACAAAATAAAGAAGCATACATTGAATCAAGAAAGAAAGAAGGTGCTGTTGAATACTCTGATGGAGTAATTAGTCAATATGGTTTTGGTTCTACGATGAAACCTGGATCTTATGATCGTTACACACCATTTGAAAATTATCCTGAAGCTGATTTTTTAGTGACGGGAATGCATTTAGGTATGGTCCAAGCATCTTGTAACCCTTACAAAAAAGACAGAGCCCTTAAAGGTGTTAATTTAGGTGAAGTTAAGGATGAGGTTTTAGATAAAATGTCATCAGAGTTAGAAAGTATAAAAGTAACTTTTGGTGATCTTAAAAGAGTTGGTGAACAAGAGGCTGAGTTTGGTTCTGTTGGATTCACATTAAAAGATTTCATGGCAATTTATGGTAATGCTCCTTCATATAAAGTTGATGGTGGTAAGAGTACTTTAGATATTATTGGAAACATTTCTCAAAACTTATATAGAAAACTGAGTGATAAACAAAGAGACATGTTAGATAAAATAACTGTTAATGGTTTAGATGTAATTAAAGCAAACTCAGGTGGTCACAAATGTATTACCAATATTTCAGGAATAAGTTTCTTATTGAGAGATAGAAAAATGAGAACTAATACTGATGTTGAATCTATTCCTGCTGAACTACAACCGATTGCGACTTACGAGGGAGGTAATGAGTTTGTTAAAGACATTAAAGGTAAGTTATTAAGATTTGGTAGTATCTCTGACAAACAAAAAGACGCCGCTATTAGACAAATTAATAAAGAAGGTTCTTGGTCAACAGGTGAAGTTGAAAGACCTAAAAAAACATTTGTTGATTTAGTTAAAGAAATACAAACAGAGTTCGTATCAATCTTAAAAAATAAGATAAAAGCATCAGGAAATGATAGATCGGAACCTGATTTAGAAATAGAACTTGAAGAACAAGTTAGACGAATTACAAAAAAACAATTATCGTCAAGAATCTAATTCTAACCCATACTTTTTAAAACCATCTCCAAAGTGTAGATGGAATCTTTATCTTGTTTGGTCTTAACTTGTTTCGACTTCAAATACTCTAAACTTTGTAATACCTCTTCTTTTTTTGATTTAGGGTTTGAAACGGGATTATTAACCTGAGATTTTTTAACCACAGGAAATGATTTTTTTTGAGGAACTGATTCATTATCCAAAAATTCTCTAACTATCTCTAAAGACTTGTCAGGGTTCCAAGTGAACATATTTACCAAGATGTAAGCGAATATCTTTTTCATACTACAAAGATAATGAAAATAATCGATATTTATAAAAGGATGAAAGATTTAATAAGAAACATATTGAGGGAAAAAACTTCAACAAAATCTAATACATCAATCTATGAAGGGGAATTAGATGAAAGAGGTAGACCAAGAATATATTCTGATGAAGACGTGTTAGAACGTGCTTGTCAATATAAAAACGCAAGAGACTTTTCAAAAAATGATGAGAAATACTATGCTGCGGCACTAAGACGTAGAATGATGTTAAAAATACGTGGTGCTTGCGGTTACAAACCACTTGGTAATTTGTATAGTAGAATGTTATACATGTATATTTGGGAAAAAAACATCAATGCGGTTTATTTTGGTTTAACATGTGATGAAGACAGAAGATACAATGAACATACAAAAGAAGAAAAAGAAATATTAGATGAAATGGATGTTGCTCCTAATTGTAAAATTGGAAATAAATCTGGAGTTCAAAACTTCATTAAACAACACGGTAATTTTGATAGGTACTTCAATATTTCAAACGGTTATATTGATGCTGAAACAGCAGCTTATGGTGAAATGTGTTTAATAGACCACTTCAAGACTGACCCCGAATGGGCCGATAAAATTATTGTAGTCAATAGAACTAAAGGAGGTGAATTGGGTGGTAGATGTTTTGCAAGTGCTAGAAGAATGGCACAAGATGTTAAAAAAATATTAGAAAAACAATATAATACACCTGAAGAATTAGAAAAAGGGGACCCTAAAATGTTCGCTTATTGGGCTAAAAATTCAAACACTCAGAGAACATTGAATCAAGGTTTGAATAAAAGATTTTTCCCTGACGCTCCATATTCAAAAGACGAAATATTATCTGTTGCGATTAATTATTATGACGAAAATAAATTCAAAGAAGAAAACGAAAAAGCTTACAAAAGTGCAAGAAGAAATAAAATGTTAGATATCCTTTTCCCACCTGGATTTGTTTATGTGAATTCGGATAATGGTAAAACTTATAATAACTTGAAAGAAGTTAGCGATGGTTTGAAAGTTGATTTTTTTGATTTATTCAATGACATGAAACGAGGTCAAGGAGAATTGGATTATGGAATCACTTTAAAACCAAAGAATGAAATTAATGAAAATGTATTAAGAAAAATTATAAAAGAAGAGACTGAAGATACTGAAAAAAAAGGTATTGATCTTGCTATCAAAATTTTGAAGAAAAGTTATCCATATATTGTAGGGTGGGAGTATAATTATGATTTGGAAACACCATCGTCATTTTACATATACCTTAATATTATTTGTGATATTGAAAAGGTAAAAGAATTTTATAATAGCGAATTAAAACCATATTATCAGAAAAGAATTGAGGAATTAAAAGAAGATCTGTTTCCCTTTCCGACATCTATATTAAAGATTAATGAAGAACTTGACGACCAAACAAAATTCGAAGATTATAAAAATATGAGACAAGAGTTGAGTGAGATATATGAAATGCTTCCTGAACATTTAGTAATAAAAGATAGATTTGGTGAACCTAAAGAATTAGATCCTGATAAGTTTAAATTTGTATGAAAGAGTTGATTAAACATATAATAAAAGAGGAAACTGAAGAAACTGATCAAAAGGTTATGAACTTCTTACTTCGAAGGTATGAAATTAATGAAATAAATATTGATGACAGAATTAAGTTTAAAGGGTTATACTTTACTGTTGGAGATGAACATTACGGAGTTTCAATGTGGGATAGTAAAAAAAGACAGATTAGAAAAATTTTAGATATGTTAGAAGAAAATAATGTTATTGAACCTATAGACAATTTTGCTAACGAGAACGATCCATACAGACAAAAAGTAGTTAGAACAATTAAAAAGTTTTTATCGGAAGTAATGTAATGAAAGAATTAATTAAAAACATATTGAAAGAAAACGAAGAAAACAATCTTGAACAAAGATTTAGAAATTCAATGCAAAAACTCCAATACATTTTTGAGAGTAGTATTTCTTCCGAAATTGATTCCGTAGAGATAAGTGAAATTGAATTTGACCCAAAATATAATCAAATTCAAGCAAAACTTACCGTTAAATCATTATTCGAAGACAACGATTTTGGATCAATTGGTAGACATGCGGATAGTATAGAAAATGAAATCTATAAAATTAACAGACAATATACATTTACTGAAAACGGTGGTTTGATTAGAAGAGGACCTGATAATGATTGGATATTAGGATGTATGCCGATTGCTATGAGATGGCAGGCTGGTGGTGAGGAATCATTTGTTTTAACATTAGAGTTTTGGGTAAGTCAAGATGAATATGATGCGTGATGAGAAATTTAATTAAATTGATATTAGAAGATGAGGTTAGTAGAAAATACGCTAAACCTACACCAAAAGTAGAACAACTTGTTTATAAATGGTTGAATAAATATTTTGATGGTGTACAAATGTATCATAAAAAACATTATGAATCAACACATAGTTTTGAATTTTGTAAAAACGGAAAACAAATATTGGATGTTACTTTATATTTTCATACTGATTACAGTGGAGATGAGGATAGAAGAAAAACTGAAGAAAGAAGTCTTGATAGAGGTATAATGGGAGTTCCAAAAAATGTATTTGATGATTTAACCACAGATCTTCCTATGAGAGTATCTTATTTAAAATACCTTTTTGAGGAATGGTTTGACGATACTTATTTAGGTGAAATCCAAAAAAAGATGGGTAGAAATGACATATATATTGATGAATTTGATGTATATAATAGTGACGGTGATATTTGTTTTCCACCAATAACAAAACCTGATGATGTTACTGAGGAGGAAATGATAGAATATATTCTTAAAGCCGGAAGATATAAAATGAAGGATATATTGTGGTGGGAAGAAAGATTGCCGGGATGGATTGAACAAACTTATTTAGAACAACTTAATGGTGCTGAATACAGAAGATTAAAAGGGCAATGAGAGAACTGATTAAACATATCTTAAAAGAAAGTAGACTCCAACAAGAGTTGAAACAAGTTATCGAAGATAATGGTATTTTTGATGCTATTGATATGGTTGGAGGAATAAAAAACTTTAAAAAAGTATTCAAGAATGATCCTGAAGCTTCTCAAATATTGGATGGATTAACAGGAGTTGTTGATTTTGAATATCACGATGCGTTTAAAGATCCTCGATTTTTTGTATTCCCAATTGAATATGAAATAATAGGTATTGAAAAAAACACATGGGGTACGCATTCTTGGCCTTTATTAAATCTTATTTATGATGAAAGTAAATTAACTTCAGCGGAAAAAAAGAAACTGATAACCATCCTTGCCACAATTCAAAATGACAATACTGTAGGAAAGATAGAAACCAATTTACCTGAAATTAAAAGTTCTGGTTATTTTGATGTTAGACAAATAAATGGTAAAAATACCGATATACATGATGTAGAATTCCCTTTTTCAAAAGAAGATGTGAAAAAAATACACAACAAACTTTATGGTGAATCTGAAAGTTTAAATGAAAGTGATAATCATGAAACTGACAAAAATCTAAGAGCAATAAATGTATTGTTATCTTTAGTTAATTGGGATGGACTTTGTGATATATGGGCAGAATACAATCCTGATGATAAGGAATATGAAATACGGTCTAAGACTACTGTAAGACATTTTTATAGTGATGAAATACTTAAAGAATTAGAGTCTTTAGAGGACTCAATAAAATCTATGGGAATCAAAGTGTATATCTTTGCACCTTGGTATGTGGATAGTTGTGAAGATGAGGTTAAGTTCATGAACGAGAGTTCAAACAGAAGTGAAAAAGACACAAAAAAACTTTTCAGAATAACAAAAATGATAATGGAAGACCTAATACTTCCTGAATATAATCATCTTATTTGTTCTTATGAAATAACATTAAACGAAGTTTTCAATATACCTGAAGTTACAGTTTTATTTATTGGTGGTTACGGAACAAAACTTTGGCCCATGACACAAGGTATAAGACAAATGTATTTAAATGTTTTAGAGGACATTTCAAAAGAAATTGCAAACTATACAGGAGTAGTAATTGGTGTTCGTGGAGAACAAACACCAAAGTGTGATGATGAAGAAAATATTTATTTAAAAGAAAGTGAATCAAAAAATAAAGAATATAGTCCAGCAGGAAAAGAAGTAACACCAAAAGAAAAAGTTTATCATCAATCAAATCCTATTTTTAGAAATAAAATTGAAGAACAAGGTTTAAAAGTTCGTGCTGGTGAATGTTACAAAATATATGTAGGATATGGGGAAAAATGTATTCCTGCAATATTTGCAACCAACTCATCAAACAAAAGAGCTTGGTTTGATTCAACATATGACGACGATGTTTGGGAGATTGATACAACAAAAATACCAAATGTTAAATGGTTTAAAGATAGACATTTTGATTCAAGGTCAAAACATATTGTAACATTTGAAAATATACCAAGAGACGCAATCAAATTGATTTATGAAGGTTCAGGTAAAGACTCAGGACTGATGGAATCAGAAAGTAAATCAGAAGACAAAAAACTAAACTTAGTGAAAGAAATGATTTATAGTCTTTTTGATGAGGTTGAATTTATTGAAGTTGATACAAATTATCAAGGAAAACCACTTATCAAAGTCTATCATGATGTAGAAGATACCGCAGCAAACTACGATAATTGGTTTACTCATAGAATAATAGATGAAATTAAAGAAATGACAGGAGATGGTGTTGTTTTAGCACCATGGTGGGCTTTAGGTTGGGATTGGAAATATAAGAATCCAGACATTTTTATTGGTGTTGAAAAAATAGACTATGACGATGAAGGTAATGTTATAAACGAGTCAGAAGAAAAACAACCAAAGTATTTGAATATAATCAAAGATCTTGTAGAACCATTCAAAGACGAGGTGGGTGTATGTGATATAAATGTTTCATATGACGATGATGATGATATGTATAGTGTTTATATTGTTATGAGTACGGAAGAAATGAATGATAAGTTTTCTTATGTTCCCATGATACAAAGCCACATTTCAAAATTGAGAATAAATGTTAGAACTACCATTAAAGATTATTTACCAATAGATAATTTGTATGTTGGGTCATATGGTAAACCAAATTGTAATTGGAACCCTCTAAATGAATCATCAATTAAAGAAAAATCTTTAGTAAAACTAATAGAAAAAGACGGACTATACAACTTTATTGAAATGTCAGGATTAGACTTCAATCAAGTTAGATCGTTAATAAAACAAATAGACAACCCCAAAGAAATATTAAAACAATATATTCGAGAATTTGTTTTAGAACATGATGGGACGAGTAATGGGGATTATGGATCTCTTTTCGCATTAAGATTACCATTGAGTAATACCAAATATGTTAATGACATAATGGTTCAAGATAGAGACCAAATTGCCGTTGAAATATGGGGATATGAAGAAGATGAATACGGACATACAGAACAAACCGAACAGTACCTAACATCAATTAACACCCTAACTACTGAAGAGTTACTATCAATCCTTTCTTGGATGATGGAAAC